CGCACTAGCCGAGGGGGAGGGGCCCACCCCCTCGGTCAGCGAGCAGCCGTCGTGACCGTTCACCTCGCCGCTCAGCGGACGCAAGGCACTGCCCGCACCGGAACCAACGGACGTCGTCGCTCCTCGAGCTCGGTCCGACGCAGCCGACCGGCCAGTGCCGGGGAGCCAAGAAAACCTCAGCCGAACGGGCTGCTGCTGGACCCTCGGCCCCACCGACTTATATACGCCGGACCGAAACTTTCCGCCTCTCTTGAGTCGATCGATTCGCGCATACGGCGCGCAACTGTGGACGACATGACGACGATGCGACCTGAGCCGAACGCGACTACTTCTCCGGCAGTTCCCACCGGCCCTCGGCCTTTTGTCGCTGCGTCACCACCGGCAGCCGGCAACGGGGGCGAAACCCTCGAGGCGATCCTCGACAGCCTCGAGGTCGGGGCGCGGCCCGCTTCCGACCTTGGCCCCACGATCCAGCCCGGAACGCCGCAGAGCCTCGGAGAAGCGTCATGACGATCGACCTTGAGCCCGACCTCGACCCTCTCCGCCCAGTTGGCGACCTCGCCGCGGCGCTCGACGCAATCCTGAACGAGCTACGACCGGTCGCTGACCTCGACGAACGTCGACGAAAGGCGAGCGTGCTCCTCGCATCGCTCGAGAACCTGCTCGACGGCGCTGGCGCGGCATACGCACGCGTCGCAGCCGTGAACCTGATACCCGATCCCGCCGACGCGATGACGCCTGTCAGCCTGTCGTGGACCAGCGGCCCCGGTCGTGTCGCCACGCTCGAGGTGACCTGGCCATAGGCGCCGCAGGCGTGAACGTCGATATGGCGCGGTTCGGCCGCGGGTGCCGACTATCGTCAGCCCCGCAGAGCAATTCGCTTCACCGATTGGCTCCCTCCGCAGACGCGAAACGTCCCCGGAGGGACACAGGCAGGGGCACCGGCGAAACCGGCCCCCCGAGCTCACAGCCACCGCACAGAAGCACCGGTCCGCCCGGCACCAGCGACACTGGCCCCGGCACAGCACCTCGGTCCGTCGACTCAGAAACGACAGCGGGAACCCTACGCGGCCCGCACGACCCAAGGACTTGACCAATGCCCCTACCCACTGCACTCATCAACCGCCGCGACAAGCTCAAGCTCGAGCTGCGCGACCACCTCGCTGACCTCGAGAGCGGTCGCGTCACCGAGGGCGAAGCCCGCACCCGGTACCAACGAATCGATGCGGACCTCACCGAGGCCGAAGCACGAATCGCCGAATACACCGCCATCGACGCGCACGAACGCGAGAGTCGCGCCGCACGCAAGAACAGCGACAACCTCGCTCACCGCTCCAGCGGCGGCGGCGATCCCGACGACGACCGAGATACCCGCACTCGTCGGACCCCGTTCGGCGACGTCGACGAATGGCGCTCCCTGAACGGACGCAACCCTGCCCACGAGGTCTCCCTCGACCTACCCACCCGCGAGGGCCGCGCACTGACCGCAGGAACCGCCACCGCAGGAGCCGAGACGGTTCAGCAGTCCGTCGCAGCCGAGTTCATCAACAGCCTCACGGCACGCTCGCCGGTCCTGTCGATGGCTCGCCTCATCGTCACCGAGGCAGGCGGGTCGCTCGATTTCCCGCGGCGAACCTCGATCGGCACCGCCGACGCTGAGGTCGCTGAGGGAGTCGCCTTCACCGAGGACGACCCGACGTTCGACGCAGTGACCTTCGTTTCGTGGAAGTACGGCAGCCTCGTCAAGGCATCGACCGAGCTCCTCGAGGACGCGGAGCCCGACGTCATCGCCGAGATCGCGGCCGCGCTCGGCGAGGCAACCGCCCGCGCCTACGAACCGAAGCTCGTCACCGGCGCGGGCACAACCGAGCCCGTCGGATACATGACCGGAATGGCAACGGGTGTCACTGCGGCAGCCGCGGCCATCTCGACCGACGACCTCATCGACCTCCAGTTCTCGCTCGACTCCCCGTACTGGGGGCTCGGCCCGGTCTGGTCGATGAACGCCTCGACGATGGCCTACATCCGCAAACTGAAGGACGCCGACAGCAACTACCTGCTGAGCTTCGTGCCCGGTGCTGACTCGTCGCCGTTCACGCCGCGGCTGCTCGGGCACCCGGTCGTCATCGTGCCCGACATGGCCGATATCGGAACCGGCAATAGCTCGGTCGCCTTCGGGGTCATGGACCGGTTCTACGGCGTCCGAGTCGTCGGCCGCGATCGGCAGGTCGCCGTCGACTCCTCGACCGATTACGCGTTCGCAAACGATCAGGTCACATGGCGGAGCCGCATCCGCCTCGACGGCCAGGTCCTCGACGTCAACGCCGCCAACGCGCTCACCCACGCGTAGGCACATCCAGCCGAGCCTCGGTCGACGGTGTCCCCTCTCGGAATCAGGGAACGCTCGTCGACCGGGGCGAGGCCGACCCTCTGTCCGGCGCCGGACACGCGCTGGACACCCAATGAACCTCAATCTTCAAGGCCGGACGAACCACTCGCTAGCGCCAACCAAGAGCCTCGTAGCCTCTGCCATCCGCCTCCCCGAAGGAATCAGCTGTAGGCGTTGTATTGCTTGCCGCGTGGAGTTGTCTCCTCGTCGGCCTCGAGACCCCACGAGGTCCACCCGTCGCGCGGATAGCGCGCGAACATCTCCAGTCGTGGACCTGGCGAACACGCCTCGATGAGGTCGTACTGCTCATCAGGCTTTCGCGAGTGTTCACGCTTCCGGGTCTCGATCATATTGACCTGCCGGCGACCGGGGTCGAGTGTTCTCATCCGGCCCCGGATACCGAACAGAATGAGCTCAGTGACGTTGCGGAAGTAGAAGCCAACTCCTCGCCCATCCGGACCGCCGTCCTTGCGTCGCTTAGCCCATACGAGATTGGACTTGTAAGTAAAGCCCCAGGCCTCCATGACGCGGAGACCGTCGGCGATGAGGGCGTTCGGTACCCAGAGGTAGAGGTGTGCGTTCTCGGCCATCGTGTCGGCTACGGGGAGGGCACATATTTCCGCGGTGGTCATCGTGTCGTAGCGCGAAAGTCTGCGGTGTTCGGGGGCGACCTTGCCAGTCCTGTTCTGAAAGCGCCATGGCGGATCGGCAAGCACTGCCCCGAAGCCTGAGCCAGCGAGCTCGCCCAGGTCTCGAATGGCGGTGGCCGCGTTCTCATCGACAACTGCCGCCTCAGCGACCTCCTTGTTGGATCGCGGCGACAGACTGAGGTCGTAGCCGAGCGAGTCCGCGAGTGCGCTCATCGTGGAGACAGTCGGATTGGGATCCCCGTTGGCGGACAGCAACCGCCTCACCGCCGCCGGCTGCATTCCAGATCGCCGGGCGAGCTCCGCCTTGCTGAGTCCGCTTCGCCGGAGCGCCTCGCGAAGTTCGGTTCGTACTGCTGCGTCGTGGGTCATGGATCGGCACCGTACCATTCATGTTACGTTTGGAGGTGTATCCAAGCTGCGCTCTGCTCCGGGCAAACGGAGCTACCTCAATGCCCGACCGTGATTCTGCACAGGCCATGTGACAACGCGGCCAGCTCACTCTTTGAGGAGCCGTCAACCAAGGTGGTCGAACGGCGGCCATGTCAGCTCGACGCCGACCCCGCCACAGAGTTCACGCCATCGGTCCGACTGCGGCGCACCCGACAAGGCGATGACCGCCTGTGCATCGACGCCATTGCTCTCCAGTTGATGTCGGTAGTCGAGAACCTGACCGAGACCGAGGCGTACCTGCCGCGACTCATTCGCCACTGACAATGACTTCACCTCAGCGACGTTGAAACGGGTGTGATCGCCGTTCCACCAACCGACATCGAACAGAGGGTCGCCGTCTGGCCTCAGCGGGTCGAGTGACTGACCCCGCACCCACGACGCCAGCGCGTTCTGCGTCGCTCGATGCAGTCGCGACGCATTCTCCAGCGCGTCGGGATTGAACTCCCAGTCCTCCGAGTAGTCCAACGCAACCGACTCGTCCGCCTCGACATACGGCAAATCGAGACCCGGCTCGGTATCGGGTGGAGGCGGCGCAGGCTCGTCGTTGGATGCTCCGGTCGGCGCGGTGGCCCAAGCGGATGCGGGGTTATTCCACGCCTCCGCGAACTGCTCCGGCGAGAGGTTCAACCAGGAGTTCACCTCAGCGTCGAGGGCGGCTGCAAGCGGGTCGGTCCACCCGCGGATTGTGGCGAGGTGAGCGACAGTTAGAGGCACCGCCGAGCGGGTATCGAGAAACGCATCGACCCCGACTATCTGAGACCCGTGCCGACGAGGGGTCAAGAGCCGGGACTGCTCGAAGTAGTGAGCGAGATTCGAGGCCGCCTTGCGTGTATCGGTTTCGGCCACAGCACCGAGTACCAACTGCACGCGATCAGTCGAGAAGTCGTCCGCAACGATTCGACCATCGCCGTCCGTGAGCTCCCGAATGGCAGCTCGCAGCCGAGGGTCGGCGGCAACGAGCGCCGCCCACAAGACCCGAACGGCACCGGGCGAGCGGTCGCGACAAGCCTGAATGAGGACAGAGTCCACAACTCGTCCGTAGGGGTCGTACTGGAAGAGATCGTCGGCGAGTTCGACGTGCGGGGTCTTCAAGCACCCCTCGACCTGAGCGACAGTCATGCCCGCCCGAACGGCACCGACCTCGTCGACCAGCCGGTGAAATACGTAGTGCTTGGTTAGGGAAAGTGCGCCGTCAGCCATCCGTATCGCATGGTAGACGGCGGTAGCGCCTAGATCGGGCCATACATGCGCCGTTCGGTCCAGTCTCTCGCTGTCTGTTCCGCCCAGTGTTCCGTCGCCCGTTCCCGATCAAGGGCGCGTCCTTGCGAGGACACGGTTCCAGGCAGTCGACCGTTCTGTCCCCCGCTTATAGGTCGACTCCCCGACACCACCAACCACAACCCATGAAAACAAAGGGAAA